CTAATAGATGCATAGTGCCTGAACTAAGGGTGACTTCATACAGTTTTGGCTTGTGATTGTGAAGCATTGCGTGTACGTTTGCGTGGTGTTTTTGGTGTAGGTTTGGGTTCATCTACGTCCTTGGTGATCGTTGCCATGTATGCATCATGGAACTCATCACGCAGTTGTTTGTATAGATGAACAGTGTCAACATTGGCAGCACGTTCATAGTGGTGTAGCCATGATTCGACTGCATTGAGTAGCAGCCATTCACGAGATCTAATCATTTAATACCTCAACATAATCGAGAAAGTAACGCAGCCAAGTGTCATGTCCTTGGTGCGTCTTGTTAATTGTAGCTTGCCAGGGTAGGTCAAGCATACGCATGGCATCACTCATCCCCATGTGCCACGCGGTTAGCGTATCGCTGTCGTAGGAGTCTGCGTTCAAAGCGGGTGTTAGCATTGTTTGCACGGGAGTAAACAGCAAGGGTAGAGAGTAGACCAACGCAGCCAATCACTGCAAGGATGATGTTAGTTTCAGGCATCAGAATTCTTTGTAAGTTTGCATGTTCATTGGGTACACACTATGTACTCGCTCACGTCCTTGAGCACGGGCAGATCCCTTCGACCATGCCTCCATGTGTGAGCGAGCAGTGATGTAGTCAGTGGCGCAGATGTCACGCCCCTTTGTGTAGTTGATTTGATACTCCATGTTAGTTGTAAGTGAACACGTAGCACTGAAGGCTACAGAGAGGGGACGTATCCCCTCAGTGTAAACATCAGGCGGAGAGTGCGAACTCTTCCATCTCAACAGCAATCTGCTGTGCCTGGCACCACATCTCAACAACACACCAGACTAGGCGGTTCTTGAGAGTCATGATGTCGTCATCATCCTTGCACACATCCTTGATGGAGATGTCACAGTCGGACAGGTAGTCAAGGATCTCAGCCTCGTGCTCATCATAGAAGGCAGAGGTTTCGGTGTAGTAGATGAAACCAGACACACCACCGGCGCAGCCATAGTTGGCTACGTCCTTGATCTCATCTGCATCGGTGAAGCGAGCAGTGAGAGCGTCATGCATGGTCATGTGTGTATGTAAGCAAGTGAACAAGCGTAGCTTGAGGGCTACAGAGAGGGCACGGATGCCCTCAGTGTAACCGTCAGACGAGGGTCAGACAGGCAGTCCGCTCAGGGCGGATGCAGTTCTGGTTAACCCAGAACCCAAGGCTCATGTTAGGGTTGAGCATCAGGTTAGCGATAGCACGACGGCTAACGCCAGTGTACTCGTAGCTGTAGCCGTTGGCAAACTCAACGAGGACAACGCCGAGGACCGGCGAAACCTGAAGGCAAGCAACAGCGTCAGAGGTACGAGGTTGGATGTTGAAGAACATTTGAAACAGTAGCAATGTGAAGTGAGCTGCGTCCTTGATGGAGCAGCAATAGCATACAGCCCGACTCGAACGGGCAGGGCGCCGGTGCACCGTGCAGCTGTGCCTTGAGCACACTTGTATAGCGCAGGAGGCTCTGCGCTCTCTGTGTCTACCAGCTCATCACGGCAGAAACCCACGCCGTTGGTCGTCATCACCCGGTTGATCCGGTAGCGAGCTGCTTATGCGGTTGTCAAGGTTCGGTGAGGTGGTGAGTGGTGATTGAAGATCGAGACTCTCCTCCCCCTTAACAGGGAGAGTCGAGATCAAGATCATCAACCACTCATCCAAACGCCATCATACAGCCTCAAGGTCGGTTTGGGCGGCTTCATCCCATAAGGCTTGCTTATCACTGGCATTAAACCTGGTCAGATCCACTGCGTTGCACCGGCTATCACTGCATCTTATCAGTCGGGGTCTGATCGATAAGGTGGCGCAACAGATCGCAATACCCACAACAGGTTTGAGCCGGTCTCAGCCAGTCAAACGCCCCGTGAGAGCCCGTTGTGTGCGGCTGTGAGCCGGCTCTCGCCGGTGTTGCGCGGGTTACTACGGGCGAGCACTGGCGCGCGTATCTGCGCGACCCCATGGGGGGTCCGTGCGTCCTGGCTGTGCGATATAAGGGTTCAGAAATTTCTGTCAAAAATCTACTAGTATCCGCCAGATAATCCAGATTACGCCCGCTAAAAGCAGGCATAACCCGAATATAACGGACCAAACCGGATCAGTTGTGGACATGTAACTGTGGTTTAGGGCAGTTTTGGTAGTGATAATTAAGGTGAGCCGCCTCTACAAGTGTAAGGGCGGCTAGAACTGCTACAAATACGTGTTTTACGCCCATACTGCTGCATATACTTGTGGGTAACACATTGCTATCAGCTGTTTAGCTTGGTCAGCGATAAGTTTATGTTCTTTTTGTGTGCCGTTAGCACAGCGAAGCTGACAGTAATGAATCCAAGATCGAAGGGTTCCGTTCATGTAAAGGCGGGTAGGAGTGCTAAGAGGTAGGACATCACGTGCACATTCTTTAGCTACTCCTGCTTCTAACAAGGCTTCGTAGACTTGTTCAGCGTGTTTGTAAAGGTATTTAATACGATCTTTAAGAAAAAGGTCTTCTTCTTCTACCTCAATGCTATTCTGACGGTTCTTAGTATCTTGCAGGCGTAGCTCTGGCATAACACTGTTACCAAGCTGTGTAGCGTCGGCGTAACGCTGGCTAAACTCTTGGAAACTGAATGATCTGTGGCGAAGGATTTGAGCTGCTATACTGCGTGTAGTTTCAATTTCTACACACATGTTTACCATTTCAAAGGGTGACCAGTGTTGATGTTCAATAAGGTATTTAATCAGACGAGCACTTGTCTTAGTGTTGTTCTGATTATCTGGGTTAGATACCCTTGCCATGTAAGCTACTAACTCATCACCTTTGTTAGTGTGATGGACTAGCTGTACGGTGTGGTGGGAGGTGGACATACAGTAGTAAAAGCGTCTTTGATTCAGTCGGTGGATTAACAGAAAGAAGAATCAGTAGAATTGGTCGTCTTGTTTCTGTCGGTAGTAAAGGGGGAGATTTTTACGTCTCCCCACTACAGGAAGTCCACCCTTCTTCCTGTATAAGTGACGGACCTCTTAGATCCAAGTCGGTAACTGGGTTTTAGAATTACCTCTTGCTTTCTTTCTTTGGTCCATTGTCATACCCAAAGCTAGGTGGTTAGTAGCCGATTGTGGGTCGTCTATAAAGCTTTCAAGTAGGTCGTTCCACTCCTCTCGGTTACGCTGTTTTATTACTTCTTTAGCCGAGATAGACATGGCATCTGTGAAGTATTTAACGCCTTGTGCCAGTGCGTCTAATCTGTCGTCGTGTCGGACTGCACCTTTTTCCCGACACATCCGGCTCATCTGATAGAAGAGCATATAGAGGAGACGTTTTTCTGGAGCGTCGTCTTTATTTGAGTTGTAGTCCCAGTCGATGACAGAACGATCAACAACAAGGCGGTGTTGATTAAGGACAGGCTCAAGGGAATCAATAATACGCTCTTCTTTACGGACATTAGCTCGTACCTCTTCTACGTCAACACCCTGCTGTGTTTGCTGCAGGTGTTTTTTAAAAAGTTCAGCAACAAGACCGTCACCAAAGTTAGTCTCTACGACAAGTTTAGTAACGTTGTACTTCTTACAACCTCTTAGAATGTCCAGAAGCGTATTGTCTGAGTATCCGTCTCGGTAAGCTCGCACTTCGTGCAAGTACAAATAACCGTTACGTTGGGAGATATAAGCTGCTGCCGTCTCATCTGTGCCACGACCCGACGGGTCAACACTGCAGATTGTTTCTTGGTAAGGACCCCACTCTCCTTGTAACTGCATTGGAGAGTAGAAATAGTCTCCAGGTAGCCCAACAGTTGGGAGTTCTTTGATGACATTTCTAGGATCGCTGCACCAGATGATTTCATCAGGAGCGGACTTAGGATTAACACTGGTGACGACAAGATCAGCCATCTTGAGTGGGAATTTTTCAGCATCGCTAAGGCTTGTGTCGAGCATGAACTGCAGCATGAAGTTGCTGCGTCCCATAGATGCTTCACGTTCGATAAGATCTTCATGACTAAATCTATCCGGGTCAGTTACGCTCCACGGATCGGCACCTTGGTCGATGTCTTCCTGAAGCTGTGGAGCTATTAGTCCTTCGTAGTTAGCAAGTTTACGAGGAACACGAGCAGGCCATACAAAGGGGCGGTAATTACGTTCTGCAAGTTTACGATAAATAGTAAAGGTTGTTTGTGGTGTCCCCAAATACATAATACGGGAATCATCCTTTGGCGTAAGAATAGACTCAGCCTCTGTGCAAAGCTGTAGCAGTTTCTCACGCATCATTTCTGTCATGGAGTTGCCTGGCACTTCCACGTCGTCCAAGATCATTAAGTCTGCACGTGAACCGGTAAGCTGACCAGTAATACCAACAGACTTAACACTAGGAGCTTGACTAGGACTGCAGGCAACATCAAACGAAATACGGCTCCAACGAGCGTCATCATTTTTAGGTCGAAGGTGTTTTAACCAAACTGTTTCAATAATAAGCTTTTGAAGAAAGATAGACATGTTATCAGCCCGCTCTTTAGAAGCAGAGATAATCATAATCTTCTTTTCTGGATCATTAAACAGTGTCCAAAGAACAAAAGCGCCAGTAATCCAAGACTTACCAACTCCTCGGAAAGCCTGGATTTGTAGACGCTTAGGACCGTGTTGTAGGTAATCAGCAATAGCGTATTGAGCACGGGTTGGTGACGGCAAATCTAGCTCTGACCACAGGGCTTGAAGAAAAATTTTAAAGTCGGTTTTTAACAGTTCTAATGTATTCGTCATTTCTCCATTTATCAGGTCCGTGTGGGGTGTTAGGTAGGTGCTGTTTAACAGTAAAGTTGTTTCTATCAGCTATAAATAGTGGGTTTAGCTGTAATGATTCATAGTGAACATCAAACCATTGATTTTCCCTCAGCGTCTGCTTAAGTAGATCAATGTATTCATAACAATGCTTTACAAAAAACGGGTAAAACTCTGGATCAGTTGAATAGTCTTTATACCATTCTATCCGTTCCATGCTTGCTACAATATCTTCTGGGTTGCGATACATAAAAGCAAACTGAACGTTAGGCAGCATAAAAGATAGCTCTACAACACTTTTAAGAAGAAAAGGAGCTTGAACAACCGCTTTATCCGGTAAAGGGAAGCAGTAGTCAAGCTCGTCAACAAACACACCACCTGTTTCTTTGGCGATAATGTGAGCTGCAATACGGGTTCCGGACCGTTGTGGTCCAGTCACAATAATAGGGTGGGTCATGTGTTTTACAGCTTTAAACCTGGTAAAAAATGGCTAAGCCCAGGAGTAACGTATTTAGCCACTTTTTTTACATCACGAAAAGGATCAGGCATTAAATTTTTAGTAACAGTTTTTGCGACGTTTTTAACCACTTTTTTAGCTTGTTCTGGGTTTTCTCTGATAGTATCAATAAGTGTGTTACTTACATCTCCAAACGTAGAAACACCTTCACCTAAAGGTGCTGCAGGTGGAAATGCAGAAATAGCATCACCAGCAAAAGAAGTTCCAGATAAAACAGTTTGTGCAGCATCTATTGGATCTTGCGTCTCCTGAGCAATTTGATACCGTTGAGCGGTCTCAGCAGCACTCAGAGGAAGACCAACAGCTAAAGGTGCCGCAGCACCAGCAATAGCCAGGCCTTTAGCACCTTTTCTCAGTAGCTTAAGCTTGTCGAATTGCTCATCAGCTGCAGGTTGGATATGCTCAAGAAAAGTTAAAGCCGCCGGAAACCGTTCATTTAAAGTAAGATTTTTTAAATTAAACAGTGGTTTACCGGTTTTAGATTGAATGTAGTTTTCTTTTAACCATTGATGTAGTTTACTGTGCTCTTCAGGGCTCATAGCTTCTAAATTTTCAGCTACGTTACCTAAAGGGGCACCTTCATCAACAAACCATTGAGCAAGCTCTTTTGCTTCTTTAGCGTTTAGCCCTTCAAAAAATGGAGCATAAACATCAACTACACGTTTATGGTGCTCCTCAAGTCCAGAAAATTTAGGAGCAACAACGCCTTTATTATAGACATCTTTACCTACAGTTTGTGTTGTAGCTTTAGATGTTCGTTTTTGTGCTTGAGCAGTGCGTTGACCAGTTCTACGGTCATAACCACCTTTATCGCCTTTATATGTAACTTTAATAGGCGTATCATCCGGTTCAACAGGATAACCGAGAATGTCAAAAATCTCTTCTTTATTTTGCCCAAAAAACCTAATTTGATTAGCGGCTTGTTTCCACTCTTCAAATGACAGAGTAGATGGACCGTATTTTTTTAACAAGGCATCTAATTGTTCTGCCATTTACTTGATATGTGATAAAATCAATTGTTCTCTACCCGGATTGCAGCCAAACGTAGCTCGCATCCAGGATAACCAGTTGCTTGTCCCCTTTTCTTGATTACATTTCCGGCAGGATGGAACCAAGTTTCTTGTAATCGTTTGTCCCCCAAAAAAACGAGGCACAACGTGATCCAAAGTAAGTTCATGTAATTCATAATGTTCTCCACAATAAACGCATTGACAGTTGAAGTGTTCCTTAATGGCTCGTCGCCACATCCGTTTAGCTTCAGGACTCGTCATGGTTATGAGATTGTAAATGTAATGATCAGGGGTAGGCAACAGCGGGGTCATGCGTACTTCTTACCAGTTCTTGGTCTACGGCGGTTTTTAGAAGGTGATTCCAGTTTTCCAGTGTTTTTACCGGTGTGAGAGGCATCTTTTCCATCACCATTACCATAGGTTCCAAGTTTTCTATTCAGTTTGTTAGCAGCAGTCCGTATTTTAAGCCCATTTTGTGTTTTGTTGTATTTACGCTGCTGTTTCCGGCGTTTAGCAGCAGCTTTAGGGTTTGACTTGTAGTAATCAGAAGTGCTTCGAGCCATATAACCTCTTCTGTACCATTTCAGGATCAACCTTGGGCATAATTGTTGCTAGTTTATCAAGTGGGTTGCCCTCATACGCAACACCACTGATGTCATTCTTGGCTAACCAGTCACAAGCTGCTTTGAGATCTTGAGTACTGGCTTCACCAGATTTGATGCGAGCGAGGAACTCAGACGTAACAAGGTTGTGAAGCTCGTTAAACTGATCCTCAGTTGCTTTTTTCTTCATTTGTCAAAGACACAATAGGTACAATGTCATGACAAAGCACTTCAACACGTGAACCAGGTCTAAACGTAAACCCGGCTTTCATGATTTCAGTGCACTTCAACGCCCTGACTAGTTCGTAATCAAGGCGCATCTTTTGTTCATGACGTCTAGCTATTTGTTTACATAGTTCTGTAAGACTGCCGTCAAGCGGTACACTAAAATTAAACTGTATTCCATAGTTATTGGATCTAGAGTAATTCGTAGGTACCTTATCATTGCCCATGTAAAAAGGTGAGACAGTCATTGTAGATCCATTACAAGAATTACCCCCAGTAAACTGCTGTCTACTAGGGGCACCTGTGTTCTGGAATTGAACTGCTTGGTTAGTTACGTTACCAACTGCAGCTGCACTTGGCGCTGCTGTGTTAGCAACTTTAGGGTCGTCTTCAGCCGCGTAAACAGGTGTTACTGTGAGAAGACAGAAAGCGAGGTAGTAGAAGACGTTGTGTCGATAACTCGGTCGATAGTAACCGTCTCTACCAGACCTGCTGCTCGTTCTACGGTCTCTAGTTGAAACTCTTCCCCTACGGTAGTAATTGTGTAGGTAGTTGCAGCATCGTTGATAGAGCCGCTTGGGGTTACGTTGGTTCCAGACCATGACTTATAATCACCCCCATAAACATTGGTGGTAACGGTTTCTGTGATTGTTTGGGTGGTTTCGGTAGTAGAGTTCATACTACCTTGGGTAAACTGTGGGGTAACAGTTTGAGCGTTGGCTACTGCGGGTAGAAACAGGATTGCCAGAAGAAGTAGTTTTTTCATTTTGGTGGCTCCGATGTTTTCTTAGTATCCATGCGACTGATCCCATACGAAGCAAGAGTGCCGCTAAGCAAACTGGCGACAAAAGTGGGATCCATTTTTTGCAACATTCCCATGTAGGAAGCAGTGAGAACACCTGCACTCCAAACAAGTACAAGTGCTTTTACAATCTCACTAAAGAACTCATTCAGAAAGCTCTTGGTTCGGTGCATTTTTCTTAGTTAGCAGTTTCTTAATAATAGGTTTAATAAGGCTAACTGTCCGTTTAAATACTGCAGTAGCTGTAAGGGTGGCTGCAACGGAGACAGTAGCTGTCGTTGTAGCCGTAGCTAGTATTTCGTTAGTCGGAAGGGGCACAGTAATATCTGTACCCGGTATGTCGATGTAACGAATTTGATCGGGAGGTTTAGGGATAGAGACAGGAGGAGGAGCAGGTTTAGGTTCTTCCTTTTTCTCCTTTTCCTCTTTTCCCTTGATTCCCGGCGGTGGTCTGAGGTCCTGAGGGGGCACTACAAGCGGCTTGTAGGACGGTAAAGTAGCCCTTGGCACCTCCAGCACCGGACGGGGTAGCAAAGGCGCCTCAGGGAGCCGTATAAAGGGCAGTACAGGTGGCTCACCCAAAGGCATTTTTAGCCACCAAAAAGACCACGTTCGATGAAATCAACAGCTTGATCATCAACCGTGTTATCAGATTGCTCAGCAAGTTTACGGAGCATGTCAACAATCAATCGCTTCACTTTCTCGCTATTGAGGAAGGAGAAGAGTACGGGACGGATAAGTGCAATCATTGTTCTAAGTTAGTAAAGGTTTACCAAGGAACGCCTGCAGCTTTAGTAGGAGCAATGCGTTCATCAATTTGTGCTTGAAGTGCTGCTTCAATCTCAGCAACTTTCTCAGCACCGCCAAGAGCTTCTTTGACCCAGCCAACCACAACTTCTTCAGTAAGGTCAGCGAAGTCAACAGTCACTTCACCGTCAAGACCGACAGAACCGTAGGCACCTGCGGAGAAGAAACCACCGGACTCACTGCTAGGGTCAACCGTGTCAGACAGAGCGTTGACAGTGTAGTGGACGGTGTAAACTTTGTTTTCAGGAAGGTTTCGCTCAAGGTTGGCGACTTTCCAAGTAAAAGTGGTCATCTTAAAAAAATAAAGGTTTAATGGTGGTTAGAGAGTAGGTCTACGAGGCTTGATTCTTTAGTGGTTCAGTAATGACCCTACCGTCTTCATCGGTCCAATCTGTTTCGATCATGTGAGGGTCTTTGCGCTCTCCAACAACCATCCAGCAAATTTCAGCTGTAGATGTTAAATCTTGTGCCTCGATAGTAAGAATGTTGCCCGATACAGAACCACGCACAGCGGTCCAGTCCGATTCATTGCTGGTGAAGCAGCACACATTGGTGCAGAGTGCTTCAAAGGTGCCTTCGGTCATGCGGCCAGCTTCATCAATGTTGATCGTTGCTATGCCATCAACTAACTGAACATGACCTCTATAAATGAGGTCGGCTTGTGGACCTTCGATAAAGGAGTGAACGAGATCATGCGTTTCTGGTTTTAATGGGTGCGGAACCCTAAATGATCCAGATCCCTTAGATAATGAACCTTGAATAACAACGTTGTGGGCAGTAGTTCCACTACCAACAGTTTTGTTTGCAAAGTGTGTGTAGTAGTTTGCTGTACCTGAGCCGGGAATAGTCACCGGCTGGATTTGTAGCGTACCGTTTCCGTAAGTAGTTGTACCTGAAAAAGTTACAGGATCGTAAGTACCGTTATCGAATTTGAGCGTAAGAGTTCCATCGTTGGCAATCCTCATCCGCTCCGTCGTAGAGGCTGACCCTGATTGCGTAGTGAAGAACCCGAGTCGGCTTGGTTTACTGTCACTATTGTGCGATCCATCTGCGAGGCACTCAATACGGGCACATTCGTCATAATTACCATCGGAGTCATTTCCGTAGAAACGCATACCGCCAATAGAGTTATTTGTAGTAACCGAAGTGTCGATTCTGGCAACAATGTAGTATGCGCCGGAAGAACTTGCGGCTTGGATTCTCGAGTTAGTGGAAGTCTGAATTGCAGAAGACGTGCCAACTAACAACCTGCCGGCGCTGTCGATGGTAGCCGCCGTTGAACCATTGACCTCAAATGCCATTGAATTATTTGAATGGCTATATGCGATATTTCCTGCTACATCTGAATCCGTATCGCCAAACATGCATTGACTGGTGCCAGTAGTTGACGACTTAATGCAAAAGTTTGCGTTACCCGTGCTCTGAACCGTAAGCAGTCTTGTGGGACCCGCAGTGCCAATCCCGACGTTGCCTGAGGAGTCAATTGTAATCCTATCGACACCATCATCTTGAATAAATAATTTTCTTTGGCCGGACGAAAGTTCTGACTTGAGTCCCCAGTAGCCAGCATCGTCAACCCTAGTGTCTCTAAGCCGTATCTCCGCTTCGCTTCCAGCCACCTCTAGGTTTACGCCAGGGCTACCAGTCCCCACACCGACGCGATCATTTACTGCATCAACATACAGCGTTCCACTGTCAATGTTGACATTACCACTACCATCAGCAAGTACCCACTCCCCACCAGTAAAGTTAGAGGTAGGAAGAGTAAACGACGTATTTATATTATGATTATCAGGGCAGTTAAGTTCAACGGAACCTGTTCCGCCTGTTGATTTAAGTTTAAGTCCCATAGTTAATTACCTCCCTCCAAAGCGGAAATACGTGCTTCAAAGGAAGCGATAGTAGTTGCTTGTTCGGCGTTTTGGGTTTCAAGGGTTTCGATGCGGGTTTGTGCCTGCTGCAGAGCTTTCAACATAGGCGTTATTAGCTGACGATAATGCACACCAGCAAGAGTTTTTTCGTCAGTTTCTTCGTCTTTATCATAAAAACAAAGTTGTGGAGCAACAGGCTCTACCTCTTCGGCAATTAAACCGTATTCATTTTCTTCATAAAACTCATCGGAATATGCACCGGTTTCATCTTTCTTCCTGCGATTAAAGGAAACAGGATTCAAAGAATAAAGCCAGCCAACATCTTCAACAGGTTGAATGTTAGTTTTATGCGCCTGAACAGACGACAAATAACCAACAAATCCGCCTGACTCTACATAAACATCTCGAGAAGAACCCGCGACCGCAATGTTATATGCTGAGTACATGTATATATAGCCATTACTAGCAATCCTCATCACGTCTGTGCCATTGTTTTGAAACTTAAACCCTTCTGAGTTTAGTTCATTAAAAATAAGTCCTTGCCCCCCGCCGCCGTTATGGATTGTTGCTCCAGTGGCATTATCTGACCGATTAAGTTTAACTTTTCCGG